TCTGCAAGAAGTCGAACTCGCCAGCGATGCCCCGCAGCGACCGCTCGTCGATGCCGAGGTTCAGGCCAGCTTCGCCCGCGCCACCAAACGCCTCCAGAAGCTGGTCCCCCCGCGCCTGCCTGGAATTCAGCGTCGCCGTGATCTCCCTGGCCTTGGCAGCCAGCTTGTCGGCCTCTTCTGCGGCAAAGCCGACGCCGTTGCGGGCAAGAATCCTCCACTTGTTGGTCAGCCTGTCAACCTCTGGCCCGAACTGCGACTGGAGCGCGTCCGGCAGGTTCTGCACCTTGCGAGCGACCACGTCGATCTCGCCGCCCAGAGTATCAAGGACGCGGGCGCGGCCTTGGCGGCCGGTGGGAATGTCGGTGCGCTGGCCCTGCTGAAGCTCAAGCTCTGCCTCCCTGTCATCCGCCGCCTGCCGCTCGCGCTCCGCTCGCTCGCGAAGCCTTTCCGAGGCCGCCGAGAGCCTGTCCGGCGCGGCCGGCTTGATGCCCTCCAGCCCCGCAGCGATCTGGTCAATGAGCGTCTTGGCTCGATCAAGATTCACCACGTCGTCGGAGGCAATCAGCGTAATCAGTTCGCCAAGGCCAGCGGAGAATGCTTGCCGCTGGGCGACCTCAAGTTTCTCGACCTCGCCGCGGAGCCGCTGGTACTCCGCCGCCACTTGGTCGAAGTTTGCGGGGCGACCCGTTAGGGCCTGTTCGAGTTGAGCCTTTAGTTCGTCGAGGTTCTTCGATGCCTGCTCAGTGTCGATTCTGATCTGAATCCTTTGCCGGATTCGCTCCGCTGCGGCAATGTAGCCGGCCAACTTCTGCTGCAAATCGTCAAGTTCACTGGCATCTACGCGAGGGCGAAGCCTTGCCCGCTCAATCTTGGCCTGAACCTCGGCGATCCTGCTCTCTACGGCGGCGAGGTTCGCGACTTGGCCCGCCGCGGCTCGCCGGCTCGCCGCGGGCAACTCCGAGGCTTGCTGCCGCGAGGCAGCCGAGGCGCGGAGCGTGTCCGAAACTTCGGGGGCGACAAAGGCCAACTCTTGGCCGCGAGGGCCAGACCGCAATAGATTCTGTGCCTCCGCGAGCCGCTGCACGGCCGCGGCTGTCCGCTGCACGCTCTGCTCAACGATGGCGAATGACTTCGCGCTGGCTTGGCCCGTCTCTTGAATCCGTCGATTCAAGAGGAGCGCCTGATCCTGCGCTCTGACTAACGCCGGGAGAAACCCGGCGGAAACCTCGGCGGAAAGCCCAGTAAACGCGCGCTGGGCTTCTGCCAGAGGCTTGTTGATCAACTCGGCCGCACTGACGGCCTGCCGGAGTTTGTTCGCCTGGTCTTCAGTAATCAGGTTCAGGCCGCGACCGGCGAAGAGCGTCCGCTCAATCCGTTGAAGAGGCGTGAAGATCGCGTTGAGGCTGGCCTGGGCGTTGCGGGACGCCGCCGCGAACTGGGCATTAATGCTGCCCGAAAACCTCTTTATGTCGCTGGTGCTGCCTTGCAGCTTCCGCGACAAGTCGGCGGTGCTGGCCGTGACCAGTGCCGAGATTTTGCCGATGTAGCCGTTCGCCATCCTTGGCACCTACTGTTGCAGTTTCGCCAACTCGGCCCACATTTGATCCACCGACTGGTTCGGCTTCACCGTCGCCGGAATGAACACCGACTCCTCCGGTATGTCATTCCGCTTGTAGTTCCCGCTGGCTGCCATCACGATCCGGCAGAGCCGTGCGGTCTGCTGCCACGGGTCAGGCAGCGGCCACCGCTGATCGAACGCATACCACTCGCTCAACTCTTCACTGTCTGTGCTCGCCAGCAACTGGCGAACCGTCATCCCGAGGGCCAGGGCTAGGCGGAAGTAGAACCGCCGCTCTGGCCGTCGGGCGAACCTTCCCCCAGGCTTTCGACGGCCTCGTTGGTAAAGGCATTGTGCTTCCAGGCCGCTTCAAACGCCTTGTTGATTGAAGTGCTTGACTTCTTGCCGAGGACCGCGATTTCGCCGTCCTCGAACAACCGCTCCCCTTTGTCATCGCAAAGCGACAGGACGAGAAACCTCGCGCGGAAGTTCTTCATCTTCTGCTCCGAGTACGCCTCCTCGAACTGATCTCGCTCGCTGCCAGTCAGGGTGCGGATGTAAACCGTTCCGCCCCACTCGCTGGTCATGTCAAGTTCAGCGAGCTTAAGGTCGTTGGCGGAAATAATTTGAGACTTACTAAGAGGCACGGAATTTAACTCCAGCGGTGAAATGGAAACGAGAAAGATACTGGCAGGCACTTGAAAGGATTCTCTGGCTGTCGCGGGCAAAGCCGAGCATTGCGTTGCACTTTGTGCAAAGAACTCCGCGAGGCTCGCCTGTCGCGTGATCGTGGTCTAGGTGCTTGTGGGGGCCATCTATTGGCTGGTCGCATATCTCGCACTGCGTGACGGCGTCGATTTTGTCGAGCCACTCGTTTGTTAGCCCGTACTTGACGCACCGAACTCGCCGGCGGCTGCAATCCTTGCAGGCGGGCGCCAGGGTCGTGGACACGGCCCTGTTGCGGTGATACTTCGATGCAGGCAGGTTTTTGCCGCAGACAGAGCACTCCTTGAACGGCGGCGGATTGATGCCTTGCTCAATCCGCTGTAGGCAGATGCCTCTTGTGCAGCTCTTGCAGTAGGACTGAAGGCCCGTGGTCGAGGACTTGTTTCGCGCGTATTCGCTGGCGGGCTTCACCTCTCTGCACCGCACGCAGCTCTTCTCTGCCACTGGTGCGCGAGGAGACTCAGCCATTTTCTTGCGGCGAGCCTTGTCGGCCTCCGACAGGCAGGCCCGGCAGTAAATGTTCTTGCCGTCATTCATGGCGCGATTTGTGCTGAAGGCGTCGAGATTCTTCTCGGCCCTGCACTTGCTGCACGTCTTCGTGTCAGCCGCCAATCGCATCCGTTGCTCCTTTAGGGGCTGTCATCAATCACAAAGTTCAATGAACCGCGGAGCAGATCGCCCACGGAAATCTCGCTGGTGGCCGACCGCAATACGGCCTTCTTGCTCACCGACACGTTTGGGTGCGAGATGACCAACTGCCCCGACAGGCCACTGATCGCCAGCGGCGCGGGCGTGCCGGCCAGGCGGATGTAGTCCACCCGCACCGTGGCCGGCGAAGTCACGTCCCCAGTGGCGACCATGCGTCGCGTCTTGATGGGGTCGTTGATCTTCGTCATATCGACGACCTCGGCCTCCGGCTCCTCCACTGAGATGGAGGTGTAGTGAGCCGAGAAGCCGGGGAATGTGAAAGTCATCCCCTGCGACGAGATCGCCATCTATGCCTCCAGATGAGGCGTCAGGCGAGCCGGAACGTCGCCGAGCCTCGGACGAAGTCGCCCACGCTGCCGCCGAGCGAGGCGTTTGAGCAGGTCGCGTTGCCGCTGAACGAGAACGGACCGCTGATCGCCAGAGCACCGGACGTGCCGGCCACGAGGATCGTGGCCGAGATGTAGTCGATCTGCACCTCGCGGTCGGTGGCGAAGCCGCCGACGAACAGCCGGCGGGCATTCGGGGCCACGCCCAGGTGGGTCGCGTCAAGGAGGTCTTGCGTGTCATTGACCTGAACGCTCGTGACGGTGACGGTCGAGCCGCCGAACGTGAACGTGAGTCCCTGTGCCGACGTTGCCATCTGGTTGCGCCTCCTTGCGCCGTTGTCTGGACGAGTCGGCTATGTGGCCGACTCAGTCCACCTGATCTGATACAGTTGCCGGGTTTCGTAGGCCGGCGGCAGTTGTGCTCCAACCGCCGCCGGGTCGAGGTAGTCGTCCGTCTCGGACACCAGCCTCATATCATGTATTGTACAACCCGCCAGCGTCCCGATGTAACCATTGAGGGACAGGCGAATCTGGTCGGCAAGGCTGCGGGCGTCGTCGTGGTACATCGCCCAGGCGGCGATCTGGAGGTTGACCTCGGGCATCAGGATCGGCCCGCCCAGCGAGTGCTGCCGGCTGATGTTCGCCCGCCGGTAGACGATGAAGGGGAAGTCGGCCCCTTTGGGGACGGCCACGGGGTAAATCTGGAACCCGACCAGCCGGGCCACGCCGGGCGACGAGGCCAGCCGGTGATAGACGGCGTTCTCGGGGGTGATGAGCATCAGGCGGCCCTGATCTTGTTGATTTCGTTGCGGATCGCGTCGGTCAGGATGCCCATCGCATCGCCCCTTGACGCCAGGATGGCCCGCTCCATCGCGTTCGACGGGGGCATGGCGCCGTAGGTTTCGTTGGGGCCGATGGCGAACGGGCCGAAGTCGTGGGGGTAGCCGCTGCCCTGGCGGGCCTTGCGGGTCGGCTCGTCGCGGCTGCCCATGATGAAGTAGTAACCGCGGCCCATCTTCTCGAACTGCTCATTGTCGAACCACTTCTTGCTCCGGTCATTGATCCGGGTGAAGCGGCCGTTGATCTTCTGGTGGACGTTGATGTAGGTGCGGCGGTTCTGCGTGGAGGGCCGGCGGCGGCCCGTTCCGAACTCGACCAGCCAGGCATGGTTGCCCGCTCCCTTGACCTCAACGTCCCACTCCTTGCCGCTCTTGCCGCTCCCGCCGACGACGTGCTGGGGGCCGCCGATCGCGACGCCGACGCCCTTGGCCCGCTGGTTCTTGATGCCGCGGACCTTCACGCTCTTCTTTAGGTTCCCCGTCACGTCGGGGATGAGCCGCTTGTAGTTGTCCATCACCTCCTGCATCGCCACCTTGCAGGCCGCGTTGAGCCGAGGCGTCGCGTCTTCGCCGACCTGGGTGGCGGCGCGGAAGAGAGCCTGGATCAGATCATCCACGCCTTCTAGGCGGATGCTGATGAACCCCTCCGTCTGCTCCCGGCCGGTCTGGCCGGACGAGAGGATGCGAGGCGTCGTGCCTTGAATGGGGACGGCCATGCTAGGTTAACTCCCTCGCCAGTAGCTCGAGCGTCTCCCGCCCCATGCGGTCGGTGACGCTGGCGATCTCCATCGTCCGATTCCTCCAGACTAGCCGATGCGTGTGGGTCACATCGTCCCGATGGCGGATGCGGATGCGGTGCGTCGCGACCACGTTGGCCTGCTGGGCCTGGAGGATGTCCCGGCTCGACAAGCCCTCGACGCTGGCCCAGACGGTCGCGGCGGCGCTCCATTCCAGTTTTGTCTCGCCCGAGCGGCCACGCACCTCCGACGGCGACTGGATCGTCACCCGCTCGCGCATCTTGCCGATGTCGAGGGTCATGTGACTGCGCCTTCGCCGATGAGGATGATTTCGTAGGTCTGGCCAGCGCCTCCAGCCACGACCAGATTGCCGGCGGCCATGCCTGTCGCGTCGGCCGCGACCGCCAGGGCGGCCCCGCCAGCGCGGACGTGCTGCGTTCCGCCGAAGGCAGCCGCCGAGGCCGGCGTGAACGTGAGCGTGGCAGTGGACGAGTTCTTGACGTAGACCGCCTTCAGGGCCGTCAGCGTGACGCTGCCGCGGTCGTCCGTTAGGCTTGAGGCATCCAGCGTCTCGCTCGACCCCGAAAGCGTCCTTGAGTCGCTCCACACCACCTGGGCTTGGTTCGCGCCGGTGCCGTTGCCGAGCGTGAGCGAGTAGGTCGCCGGCGTGGCCCGCAGGG